AATAGACATAGAAAAAATGAACATTGGGATAAAGCAGATTCTCCTGGTGCTCTAAGTAGATATATTTTATGGAATAAAAAAACAGTTAAAGCTTCACTCAGAGATTATAAGAAAAGATTTAATGTTTAAGTAAAAACGGAATATTTTTATTTACAACAATAACATTTGCCCCCCCCCCAAAAATGCCTCTTGCTTGCCATGCTTTCTTAACCGAGACGTGCGAGAGCTGCAATGAGAAGTGCTTTAAAACTTCCGCTCTCTTCCCGAACTCTAACGCAAAACTCTGCGGCAAGTGTGTGCAATCTCAATACGCTCGCTATCTGGATCGCTCCACATACGAGCGTAGGACCAACAGCGAAGAAGACCTTGTCTTCCCTCCAACTAAGTTGGAGCTGTTCATTGCAGAACAGCGGAGGCTTATGCTTCCACCTCACCTGAAGTAAAACGGACATTTTTTGATTTAAGTTTGTAATCAAAAAAAACATGGAGACTGATATCCCCCAGATTCGCTTCATGTCTCTTATCTACTGGTATTACAAGACCCCATTAAACTTTGAACCAACATTTGATTGCTGGTTTGATGCACCAATTGAACAAAAAGGTAAGGGTAATCGCATTGAGCATAATTTGGCCCTAGAATGGGTTAAAGAACTTCGCTCAAAATACCCGGATGTCGTTCACATTGTGAGCACACCTATACCTGAACAATTCTTCATAAGTTAAAGTATAACCAGATTTTTTATACAAAGCCATTGTAGAATTAAAGCATGAGACGTAAAGATAAATCGTTGTCCCCATCACTATCGGAATCATCAGATTCATTCTTATTTCTCGTATTTAAATTAAAATTTAAATATATACGCGAAGATTTAAGATTAAATAACATCCAAATTCTTTCTTCTCGTAAAATAATTTGATCAATTATTGCTTTTCTATATCTGGATCTTCCACCTTCTTTTTGAAAAAAATATGCTCCTACATAAACATTACCTAAATCAATACAATATTTCTTTATCAGATTTTTTACATGTCCTAAACATTTATTAAAATATAAACGATGTTCATTAAGTTTTAATTCTTCTGCACGTTTTTTTGCATAATCAGTAACATCTTGTTTTAATTGTTTTTTTGTATCTAATAATAATTCTTTTGAAGTAAATACTTCTTTACGATTATGAACAATTTCAGGAATTCTCAAAACTTCATGTAAGATTTTTCTTGCAAATCCTTCATTACTCAGTGCAATTTCAGGTGGTTTCACTTTATTACATAATGGACATTGGTGTCTACTATTTATTAAACATCGAATAATACATGCAGTATGATACGCATGATCACATGACAATTTATAACATGTTGTAGTAGATTGTCGATGATCTTTAAATTCTTTCATATCCATTTCTTCATAACAAATTGCACAAGCCATTTTATCAAATTATTCTTTTACTTTAAAACGGAAAATATTAACTATTACGTTTTATAGAAAAAAAATGGAGATACCAGAAGATATTTTGAGACGTGAAATTTATCACTATCTAGACTATGAAACAAGAATTAATTTGAATAGGTATCTACATCCTCTTTCTAGAGGAAAACAAAGATTTACTAAACTACAAATTAAACAACATGCAGTTAGATGCGTTGCAGACGCTCTTAGAATAAGAACAAATAAAATTAATAATATACTTGACAATACCAGAAAAACTTATGAAATAACCAAATTATTTACTTTACTTACTACACCTAAATTTCAACATATATTTCATATGGAAGCAATTAGAAATGTCATGGAAGAAAAATGTAATAATTTCTATAATATTTCACCAATTCTTGATGAACTTATTAATGAGTTGAAACCTATAATTAAAAATTATTCAGGAAATGTGCAACCAAATACTATTTCCGTTTAAGATTTCTACATGTTGAACCTCCTTTTTTATTACAAGAACTTTTATGACGAGAAATTTCTTGCTTTGTTACCTTACTTCCCATATCTTCAAACATTTTTTCAACATCTTTAAAATATGTATTAAATTTTGGCATAAATAACTTTTTACGTAATTCGTAATAAGGATATAATTTTAATAAAGCATTCCAAAATTTTGTATGTTCTGTAACATTGATTAATGAATTCCATGCTGGACGTCCAATAGAATAAGATGGTTCATCAAAATGAAATGCAATAGATAATAAAAATTCACGACCAGGATATTCTACTGTTCTATTTTTTAATATATCTTGATACTTTTTTAAAACAGTATCAAATGGAGGAGATTCTATAGAATCAGGTATTTTAGAATCTTCTAAATGTTGATTATGTAATTTTTCATTCACTTTATCATGAAAATGATATAACCATAATGCTAAATTATTTTTAGGTGGTTCTTCTTTTATAAAATCTTTAGCCGATTGTCTACAATATTTACATGGTAATATATCACCTAATGTTGAAAACAATTCTTTCTTTTCTTTAAGACCACCTACAGTCACGGCAATTAAATGTAATAATTCCCATCCTGAAGGTCCCCAATATGTCACATCCATTATTTATTTTCTCATAAATTAAATAAAATGGCAAATCAAGTAGCATTATTTGCAATGGCAATCTTAGTTGGAACTATGTTATCTCAATTTTTTAATGCATTAACTCGTGATATTGTCTTACCTTTAATGTCACCATTAGCTAGTGCCCAAGGCGGTGTTGCACAATTAATTGTTCCTATTGGTTCTATTAAACTAAATGTAGGTGATCTAATTGTTCAAACATTAAATCTTCTTTTATCTCTAGCTATTCTTGGAATGGTAATGCCATATTTATCTGCCTATGTTCCTATTGCTGGCCGTGGTCGTTAAATTTCTTTTATATAAATAAGAATGCATCACGGTAAAAAAAGAACTTATCGTAAACGAGGTGGTGCATGGTTAGATCCTACATCATGGGATTTATTTAAAAAGAAACCTGAACAAGCTGTTATGGATGCACCTGTTGAAGTTGAAAAAGTTGTTGAAGATGTAGTTGAACCTTTAGGTGCAACAGAAGAACCTTCTGGTGTTCCTGGTGGAATAAATCCGGAAGCACCTGCAGCAGCTGTAGGTGGTAGACGTCGTCGTAGTCGTAAAACTAAACGTAAAACTCGTGGTCGTCGTAGACATTAATCTTTCAATTTAAAATTAGTCCATCCATTCACAGGCATTTTTCCATATTTTTCAATAAGACGTTTTGTCAAATCAGGTAATGAAAGACCAACTTGTTCATTTTGAATTTTCCATTGCTTAAATACAGATTGAAGTTGAGCTTTTAGTAGTGGTTCACCTTCTTCACAAACTTCAGTTTTCTCAGAAAGGAATTTAGCTATGCCATCAGTATCATTTCTATACTCATCAGTATATTCCAATACTTTTCCTGGTGGAACAACTTTTTGTCCACGTTGTTCTTTTAGCAAATGAACAAGATAGTTTAGAAATGGTGTTGCCCATGCTTCAGAACCTACAGCATGTTGAATTGCTTCATCAATAGGAAAATGAAATGGTTCAGTAGGTTTATCAACAAATTTAGAAGTATAATTAATTACTACAAGACGTCTCCATGTTCCACCATCAGTTGAATGAATTTCAGGTTTATCATTACAAGCAAGATGGAATTTAGCTTGAACTTCAAATTCTACACCGGATTTAAATAAGTCACGTGCATACATTTTCTCACCTGAAGATATTTGTTTCATTAGTCCTGTATTCAAAGCAACCTTTTCATCAGGTTCTTGCATAGTAACAAATCTACGACCTTTCAATCTAATAACTTCAGGTGCAGCTGATCCTGATCCTGCACGTTTTTGCGTAAATAGTGTAATAGGAACTACAGCAGCATAATCACCCAAAGCTTTAGATGTCAAATTCATCAACATAGATTTACCATTTGATCCTGAACCAGTCAGAATATGAAATTTTTGTGATTTATTTCCACCTACAAGACATGTTGCAAGATGATTTAGGAAATAAGAACGAACTTCTTTATCTGGAAGAACTTGACTAATAAATGTTTCAATAACTGACCATTCAGGATAATCATAATATTTTTTATCTACATCATAATCAATTTCTGTTGAAAAGGAAATATAATCTTCTGGTTTTCCTGCTCTAAATGAGAAATCAGTAAAATCAAGAATACCATTATTGAATGCAATCAAATCTTTATTAGAATCTACTTTCTTAGTAAATTGTTCATCAAAGAATAGTTCACGACATTCTTTCATAGTATTAGATTTGAATCCAGTAGTTTTCAATTTTTGAACCACTTTTAGATGATCCATTTGTTTTTTGAAATCTTTACAATATTGACATTCACCACATTTATCTTTTTCTGCAGAAGCACATTTTTTACCTTGAACTTCTTTACCATAATCAGTTGCACGAACTTGAAATAGATCTGCAATATCAGAAGATAGTTTAATTTGAAGATCAACACCAGAATCAGTTTCTAGCCAAATATGTCCTGCCCATCTATACCATACATTTTTACCAAAATCAGAACATTTGTAATGATCACGATATTTTGCATGAATAACTTTTGCTACATCATGTTCAGTGCAAGAAGTAGCTTTTTCTACAAGACTACCAATATAAGATTTTTCAATTAGCATATATCCTTCAATATTATCAATACGTGACCAATATCTCAAAGAACCTATTCCAGTTCTATCACCATCATTACGAAATGTAAATGAGTTCCATTTCTGAATACAATCACTTTCATTATATTTTTCTTCAGTTTGTGAACTGAAATCTAGAAATACATCTAGAAGATCCAAATGAATATTATGTAGACAAATACCTACTTCTACCCATTGTGTATATCCAGAATAACGGTCTGAATTCAAATTCAAGGTATGATCTTTAATATATTGTTTTTCTTCAGGATCTAAATCTTTACGAATTCTTTGTTGTGGTGATGATTCACGTGAACCAGGAGCACCACGCATAGCAGGTCTTCCTCTTGCTGGTGTTACAGCACGTCCACCAGAAATTCTAGGTTCTGTTTGAATACCTGCATACATTTGTTGACCTTTTTCAGTCATTGGAGTTTCTTCTGAATCATCTCTTCTAATTGACAATCTTTTTATTAGAGCTGCAGTAATTTTAGGAGGTTCTTTAATTGAGAAATCAGGATATGTAATAACATACTTAGTTTCATAAGGACGAGAATTTGGATCAGATTTACGTGAGCCATACAACATCCAATTTACTGAACGTTTTACAACAGCTTCATCATAAACTTTTTCCCATGTTTCTGTCAATGGCAATTTAAAATGTGTATCCATAGATTTTAGCAAATTACGTCTAATAGATTGTTCTACTAGAGAAGTGGTATTAACTTCTGGAATTACTATATGAATACCTGATTTCATTCTACCTTTTTTTGTGTCCAAGGTAGGCAATCTCTTTTCCATAATAAATATTTCTAGAGAAGGAGGAATTTGAATATATTCTTTTAGTTGTGACATATAAGCTTTTACAAATGACAAAACTTGTTCTTGAGTGTGTTGATGAGTCTTAATTTCAGTTTCATAAACAAAATCAAAATCTACTCTGAGTGCACCAATAGGTGTATTTTTTTCTACTAAATAATGTTTGTTTTGATCTAGAAATACTGATTCATAATACAAATCATAAAATCTTGACATATCCTCTTCTTTAATGAAGTATTTTCCTCCATTTAATGAAGTATGTGTAAATAGGCCTTCAGACTTTGTTGCTTGAAGAAAGTCATCGATATTTTTAGGATCCATTTAGTATTGTTTACGATAGATAATAAATCTACACCAAGTCCGTTTTTAACGCAGTGAAAAATCTAAAAATGGATTTGTTCTTGCACGAGGAGTCTGGAATAAAAATATTCATAATGGAAAACTATAAGATTTCTACTCTAAAAATTAGAAACATATTATCAGATCTAAAATCTGGTATAATAAATCCTAGCCCAGCGTGGCAAAGAGGAGATGTTTGGACGACTACATTGCGCCATAATCTTATAGAAACTATTATGAAAAACATGCCTATTCCACAACTTACATTTTGGCAACGTCCAAATGGAACATCAGTGGTCGTAGATGGAAGACAACGAATTACTACCTTACAAATGTATGAAATCGGCGATATTCCATCCGGCAAAAGTAAACTGAAAAAATATGAAGAACTTTCAGAAGATGAACAACGCAGTTTTGGAAATAAAAATATTCAAGTATTGGAATTTTCATCTGATGTCGAAGAAGAAGAAATTATTGATTATTTCCAGCGCATAAATGCCGGAGGTAAGACACTAACACATGGTGAACTAATTAATAGTCATCAATCTTCTCCGGTCATCACAGCAATTTATTCTACGTTCTTTACTCCAGAAAGTTCTTTCCTAGAAAATGAATGGAAGCTATTGTTTCCAGAAGTTAATAGATCTACTAAGAGAATGTCTCACATTGAAAATACTGTTCCATATTTAACATCTTCGCTACGAGGAGTTAAATATCTAACTAAATCATATCCAATTATACATCAAATTATATCATCAGCTACTCAAGAAGAAGTTGATAATCATTTACCTACATTTATATTTCAACTTAAAAAACTCCTTGAAATTCTAGGAACAATTGAAGAACAAAATAGTAGTTGGATTGATAGCCATTCATGGAGTGGAGGTTTGCCTTTAATTAGACAAATTGCCCCTATATGGTATAGTATTATTGATAATGAAATAATCCCTAAAGAGAAATCTCTTCCAGAATTCTGGTCTGAGTTTTATAAACTTCTAGAACTAGAAGAAGAAAAAAAGAATGTATGGGAAACCCATCTACGTAAAAATTCTAAGCCTTCACAACTTAAAAAAGAAATTGATTTTGCAATTAACATTATTTACTAAACTTACTTTTTTATTAAAAAACGAATTTAGATTCATACCTCAGAGAATACATAAAAGATGAAATTCTGTCCTTCATGTCAAAATATTTTATATGCAATTGATGAAGATGTTGAAGAAGGAAATAAATTTGCTGTTCTAAAATGTCGTAAATGTGAATATAAAGAACATCTAGATAAAGATAATCCAGTAGTTTATGAACATATTTTGAAAGAAGATAAATCTAAATTAATTGCAATTAACCCTTATTTGAAATATGATCCAACTCTACCACGTTTCAAAATTTCTTGCCCTTCAAAAGAATGTTCAGGAAATGAAGTTGTAGGTGTAAAATTAGATTCAAAAGAATTAATTTGGATGTATCAATGTATTTCATGTGATACTACATGGAAACAATCAGCAGTTAATTAAAAATGGAAACTTAAAGATAAGTTACTAAAATACTAAAAATGGAAGATCTACGTGAAACTTCAAAAATCATTCATCCTGAAGTTACTAGTATTAATCGTGAAGATATTGAACAAAAAGAAAGAATTACTCTACCTTATTATTCAAAATATGAATATACTTGTTTGCTAGGAACTAGAGCACAACAATTAGCTGAAGGATCTAGACCTCTTGTTTCTACTGATGGTTTGAGAACTGAAGACCCACAATTTATTTGGAAACTTGCTAAAAAAGAAATTCTTGAACAAAAATTGCCATTCATTATTCATCGTCGTCTTCCAAATGGAGAATCTGAATATTGGAGCACAATGGAACTTTCTATTATATGGTAAGAAATAAATGGGACTATTCTGGTATGTATTTATAGGATTTGCACTATATTATTTATACGTCTATTATACTACTAACAAGTTAGATAGTGATCAATGGGATATGATTTATATTTTATTAACTATTGGATTACTAGGATGGTTCATTTTTTAACCAGACATTTCATCTAATGTTTGACTAGATGGTGGAAATGTTAATAAATTATCATGAACTAATGGTCTAACTAAAAGAACAGGTAGGTTATGAACAAGAGTTCTATTAGCAAATTGTAAATCTACACTTGTAGAAGGATCAAATCTAGCTCTATCTTGTGCTATATGCATATGAACTTCACTTTCATATGATCTCGGCCATACAGTCCAAAAAGTTTTTAAAAGATATATTGAAAGTAATCCTGCTATAAACGCAGAAGTATGATAACCTTTAGTATACAAATATGCTACCATACTTAAAACTAAGACAGTAGAAACCTGTCTTGAACCTGACATTGTTGTTAAAAGTGCAGGTGCTTTTGTTTTTGTAGCTACCATAAATACAAAAATTCCGATTAGAAATAATGCTCCAGCTAAATCTTTGTTCATTTATTACTATTAAGTTAGAAAATGGATATAGACAATATTAAATGAGAAATAATAAAGAATGATTATTCCTGTGAGATGTGTATCTTGCAATAATGTCCTTGCAGGTAAATGGTTACCTTATACAAAAAAAGTAGAAGAATTTAGAAAAGAAGAAGGAAGAGGACCTGAACTTATTTATCTTACACAAGAAACTAAAAAAACTGCAGAAGGTAGAGCTCTTGATGAACTTGGAGTTCTAAAACAATGTTGTAGAAGACATTTGTTAACTCATGTAGACTTAATTTAATTTATCTAATAAAAACAAATGTCTATGAGTGATTACTTACGAAGAAAACAAATTAATTCGCCAGTTGTTAAAGATATACAAATGAGAAATCCAGACGTATCATCAAATATTTGGAGAACTAAATTAGCCGTAAATTCTCAAATGAATTTAGGAACACACATTATTTCAAATGTTTTTGATCCTTCAGGAACTCAGATGGCAATTCCTAATAAACAAGTTCAATCATTTAAATCTACGGGTTTTGGTGGTCGTAATCAAGATGTTTCTAATTTTGTTATGACTAGAGGTGCAACTTCTATTGGTAATGATGTTTTTACTGGACCAAAAATACAAACTGTAACTGAAGGTAAAGCAAATGCAGGAGGAAAACTTTGTTTAACTACAACACCAGCTTCACAGATTGTTAGTGAATTTGGTAATGCAGAACCTCAAATAGTTTCTACAGGTGAACGTGTAAAATTACCAGGATTAAATATGGCATATATGCGGCAACAAAGACCAGATGGTTCAGTAATTGATAATATTGGTATGTGTAATAGTAGATTTACACCACAAGTTCAATCACAATTTGTTGATTATACTATTGCAATTAAACGTGGTTTAGGTGTTCAATCTCGTGCAGATTGGACCGGTGCTCCTGGAACACAATATGGTTCACAAATGCCTTTTATTTGTCCCACAGGTTCAGTATTTACACAAGGTAATGCAAAGGTATCTGAGGCTGCTGATGGTTTAGTTCCTAAAGACGTTACAAGAATTGATAAACCTGATAGACCTTACAATGCTCAATTTGCTGTATTACAAAAAGTTCAAACTGGTGACCAAGTTGGAACTTCTAATTTATCAGGAACTCGTGCAACTAAGGTTGGCGGTGCTATGCGAAAAATTCCTACCGGTATACAACATCGTGGCCCTCAACCTAAAACAGCTTCTTTGTTTACACCTTATCGTTTAAATAATGGATTGAGATCTGTTCCTGCTATTAACAATGCTCCTGGACAAGCTGTATAATCTTAAAAATGGATTATTTCGTATTTAAACTTTTAATGAAAAAAATGATTCATTATGGTAGTATCAGTCAAACTTTCAATGGTTATTGCACAATTAAAAATGGCAAACTAGATTGTATTACTCAAGACCAACAAGATGAACGAAGTGTAATCTTCATTATAGGAGCAATTATCTTCTATCTTATTTACTATCGTCTAACACACTAAAAACGAATTGTTTTTTATTTCCGGTAATCTGGATAAAAAAGATTTAAAGTGTATTAACGTGTCGTAAATGTCTCTCAGATATCTTGTTGCATTTTCAATGTCTTTTGCCTTAGGAACTTTACTTACAGGAACATTTGCTGGAATACCAGCTATGTTCTATATCTCCATTGGGCTGAGCGTTGCGAATGCAGGAATTTGTCTGTTTGTCGAAATCTAATGATTTTAATACATCATTAGAATACCAATAAATGTTAACTGTTTACTTATTTCCGAATAACCCAGAACATACAGTCGATTTATCAAAAATACCTTCTAACACATTAGCTGATGAATGTGATAACATATTCAACCATCATAAAGAATGTAAGATTTTTTTTGGTTTTTTAGAACCAGGATTTATGTTAGATCCAAAACATGAGGCAAGAATAAGAAAATGTATTAGAAAATTTGATTGCCATTTAATATGTTTTCATTTAGAAAGTATTCCTTTCTCGTGGAAAAACGAAATCATTAATGTGTATTCAAAAGATTTAAAAAATGGAACAACCGCGACTATCAACGATGGTAGTGCTTTACAACATGAACTTTAAACTTAATACTGATATTATTTTGAATACTCTTCCACTAAATGAATCAATAATAAAAATTGAAAAACGTGGTGTTCTTCGTAGAGGAGAATCTTCACGTGATAAAATTAAACGTAGATCTAAACAAGAAGTTAAAACTAAAACTGGTTTTGGTCATAATTCTATTACTATAGTAATGATGAATGGAGGTAAAGGATTTCCTCTAAAAGAAATTACAATTAAAATATTTCAAAATGGTGTATTTCACCTAACAGGTATTCTAGATGATTCTTATGATTCTGAATCAATGAGAATTCTTTGTGATATGCTATGGAAAGTTCCTGGTGCAATACCAGAAAAACCACATATTTGGGAAGTTATTAGAAGACGTGTTGTTCTTATGAATTATACAACTGAACTAAATCCTAAGATGACTATTCCTCGTGAAACATTTTATAATGTTTTGAAAAAACTTCCTGAAATTAATGTTTGTTATAATCCAGATGTTTATCCAGGAATTAAAATACAATTTGAAAATAATTGGACTGCAAAAATGTTTAGAACAGGAAAAATTATTTTGACAGGAATTACCACAAAAGAAGATTGTGCAAAATTTGTTATAATTCTAGAATCTTTGCTTAAAAAGTATTTGCCTAAAACTAAATGATAGGTATATTAATTTGTGGACCTTCGGGTGTAGGTAAAACATCAAACTTATCAAAAATTTTTGATAAGGTTGGTGCCCATCCTTCTGTTTTAGATCCTGATAAACGTTCAGAAAAAGAACATCAAGAAAGATCATCTAAAACTCTTGAAGAAGTTCATGAATATATTTCTGAGAAAAAAGATTTTGCTTATGTAGCTACATGTGGTGGTATAACAATAATTAAAGATCTATTAAAAAAAATGAAAGATATGGATTATAGAACTATAATGGTTATAGTATATACTTCACCAGAAACCGCAATAGAACGTATTTCTAAACGCGAACAACATACACCTGAAGAAGTTATTTTAGATTTACATTCATTTTTTTCTAAGAAGGCTGAATATTATATGAAAGCACGTAATGTAGATGAAATTTTATTATATAATAATGAAACTAAATTCTCATTACTTTTAGATAAGAAAGATAAGAAAATACATTGTCATTCAAAAGAAAAATTCTTTTTTGATATTTCACCCTACTGTAGGAACTCCGGGGTTTAATTTAGGTTGTTCTGTAATAAATGTAGTTAAAATATATACATAAATAAATGTATATATTTGCAAGGCAGACAATAATGTTAGAAATGCAAATAGACCATAACCTTCTATAAAAAGTTTATAAGAATCATTTGTGGATATTATGCTTGCGCCTAAAACGACGAGTGAGCTTCCTAGAAGACCCCATAGACTTCCTTGTGTTGCGACGTCCATGCTTCTTTGTCTTACGTCTACGTTTTCTTCCACCAATTTTATACGGTTGTCCACCTGCTAAATGATCATATGTTTTATTTGCATTAAGTTGATTTATGTTATCTATTAATGCTTTATGATTTGCTCCAAATGCTACACCTGGAATTGAACCTCCTTCAGGAACATGTGGTATACTTAGACCTCCACCACGTTGTGTTACATTTCCTTTAATAGCATGTTGAGCTTGTTCTTGAGTTCTTTGCATAGTTAATTTTGCTGCATGATTTAATAATCCACCATCAATATTTTGTTGATGTCCTGTATGCTGCGGTCCTAACCCACTAGCAACTACCATTCCATTTCCATGAACTACGGTAGGAGTAGCCATATTATTCTATAATAAATATTATAAAGATGACGTCTTTGAGTGCTATTCAAATTCAAGCATTAGTTAGAGATATGGATACTTCTTTTAGAAAACATCGTGATTTAAAAGAAACAAATCATAAAGAATGGGCTGAAAAAATTAAGAATGAAAATTTAAAATTATTTAATGATTTTCCAACTGTATTTAATATGCATATGAATGGAACCTTAGATCATACATTTTTTGAAATGCTTGCTCTAAAACGTAAGATTGAAAAAAACGAAATGACAGAAGAACAAGCTTCTGTAATTATGGGTCAAAAATTATTTAATAAATATGTAGATCCTGTAATCAAAAATTTACCTGCACCTCCAACTATGTCATATTCTGAATATTATAAAGAAAAAAGCTCTGAAATAGATTAAGAATGTCTGGAATTAGATATCAACCTAGATTTACAGTTTTTCAAACAAGTCCAGAAACAAAAAAAATAGTTCAATCATTTTCTCGTAGAGATAAAATACGAGTATGTTGTTTAATAAGACCACAAATACCAATCTTCAAAAAAAAAATACTTGATGGTGGTATACCTTTTTCTCCAGGTCCAAACATTAAAAATGGTGGTTCACCTTTATCTGGAGGTCCAAAAGTTTATAGTGGAGGAAATCCATCGATTTAATATAAATAAACTATAATAAAGAATGGCTGAAGAAGTAACATTTCTTTTACGTAGAGGGTTATCTACTGGTGCTACAGGATGGACTGCATTAAATCCAATTTTATCAGCTGGTGAACCTGGATTTGAAATTAATACATCTACATTAAAAATTGGCGATGGTACAGCAACATGGAATAATTTAGATACGCTTAGATTTGGTGACAGTATAGCTATTGGGGATTACGCAGGAAATGCTAATCAAGGATCGAGTGCAGTAGCTATTGGAAGGAATTCTGGACAATCAATACAAGGAAATCAGTCAACAGCTGTTGGGGGAGGAGCAGGAAGTCAAAGTCAAGGAGGAACAACTGGAGGAGCAGTTGCTGTTGGATATTTTGCAGGAGAATTATATCAAAAAGAATATGCAGTAGCTATTGGATATGAAGCAGCAATTAATAAACAAGGAGCATATTCTATTGCTATTGGATCTTTTGCAGGGAATTCAGGAGGTCAAACTGGTCTTACATTTCAAGCTAATAATACAACTATTTTAAATGCAACTGGTAATTTTCTTGTAGGAGTTTCTGGTCAAACTGGATCTTTTTATGTTGCGCCAGTTAGAAATGATTCTACAGTTGGAGCATCATATAGTCAATTAAGATATAATATGTTTACTAATGAAATTACATACGATTTTACAGTAGGACAGAAAGGTCAACAACAAAATCCAATCGCTATTGGAGTTAATGCAGGACAGACCGGTCAAGGATTAAATTCAGTAGCTATAGGAAGTTCTGCAGGACAGACCGGTCAAGGATTAAGTTCAGTAGCTATTGGAAATTTGGCAGGACAGGCCGGTCAAGGAAAAGATTCAGTAGCAATTGGAACTTCTGCAGGACAAACTGGTCAATTTCAAGAATCAGTGGCAATTGGAAATTTTGCTGGATCGACAGGTCAACAACAAAAATCAGTAGCTATTGGAAGTTTTGCTGGAGAGACCGGTCAAGGATCAAGTTCAGTAGCAATTGGTTATTTAGCAGGACAAAGTAATCAAGAAAATAATACGATTATTTTGAATTCTACTGGAGCAGCACTTAATAGTCAAGCGGGAATAACTGGGTGTTGTTATGTAGCTCCTATACGAAATGTTACTTTAGCTGCAGCTGGACCAACTTTTTCACAATTATGGTATAATAAAATAACTAAAGAAATCGTGTGGAATTAATTTTATTTAATTAAAACAAATGCCAAATACAAATTTTTCAACTAAATTGGGACGATCCTTAGATTTGTCCCAATTAATTGCTATGAAAAATAAAGCATTACTGACTTCTTATACTACAAATGTAAATCCAACGAATTCTCCAACAATTAAACAAAATTTTGGTAGAGATTATCGTAATCGTGGATTTACATCTGGAGTCGTAGGTGTATTTTTTGAAAAAGGAACAACAAGTGATTATGCTGAACTATTAAAAACTGAACTTTCTGGAAGCAATTCTCCAATTACTAGAGCGCCATCTATATATCCTACAGATGTAGTATTTACTGTAGCTGTTCCTGCAGGAACAACTGTAAATTTAAATGTCCTTTTTGGTGTAGTAAATGCAGTTACTTGGGGTGATGGTACTTCTAGTGTAACTGGAGATTTACATGCATATCCAGTAGCAGGAAGTTATACAATTCGCGTAGAAGGAACATTTACAAAATTTCCAACAAATGCTAGTTTTACGCCATTTTTAACAAATGTAGATTCTACAAAAGGAATTACAGACATGAGTTACATGTTTGAAGATGCAACTTTATTCAATCAAGATATTTCAGGATTTGATACTTCTAATGTAACTAATATGGCAGGTATGTTTCAAAATGCATCAATATTTAATAAAGATATTTCATCATGGGATACTTCTAAGGTAACAGATATGAATAGTATGTTTGCAGGTGCAACAGCATTTGCTCAAACAATTAGTAGAGTTGGTAATCGTTGGAACACCGGTTTAGTAACTGATATGTCGGATATGTTTGCAGGTGCAAGTAATTTTGGTAGTTTTGGAGGAGGTCTTGGAAGTTGGAATACTGCTAATGTAACTAATATGGCTGGTATGTTTAGTGATGCATCTTCTTTTAATGCAGATATTGGAAGTTGGAATACTGAAAAAGTAACTGATATGTCTAATATGTTTCAAAATGCAATATTATTTAACGGAGATATTACAGGATGGATTACTACTAATGTAACTAATATGACTTATATGTTTAATAAAGCAACAGCATTCTCTGCTCAATTGACTCCTACTGCAGGTTCATGGAATACTACTAAGGTAACTAGTATGGCTTATATGTTTGCAGGCGCATCCTCATTCAACGGAGATATTTCAAATTGGATTACCGATAATGTAACTGATATGCAATTCATGTTTTTAAATGCACGTTTATTTAATAAAAATTTACAAACTTGGATTACTACTAATGTAACTAATATGCGGTTTATGTTTAGTCAAGCAGCAGCATTTGATGGAAATGTTTCAACTTGGAATACTGCTAATGTAACTAATATGTTTGGTATGTTTACATACGCAACTATTTTTAATAAAAGTATTAATACCGTAGGTAATCAATGGAATACTTCTAAGGTAACAGATATGAGCGCTATGTTTGCATTTGCAACATTATTTAATCAACCTATTGGATTATGGAATACTTCTATTGTAACTAATATGTCTAATATGTTTGAAAATGCATCTGCATTTAGTCAAAATATTTCTGTATGGTCGGTAGCTAACGTAGTATCCCTTAATAATATGTTTACTCTTTCTGGAATGCCCCAAGGTAATACTGCCTTTTATACGAGTTTAAATACACGAGCTGGACAATTATCATCCTCATTATTTTAAGAAAAAAACAAGGAAAGAAAACCTATTACCTTTAAATAAATGTCAGCTACGAAATTTGTAAAAGGGAAGAGACAAACTGATGCTACGCAAATAACTGGTTTGTCAAATCCACAAATAGTTAGTGCATTTAGTGATATAGGAAATAATGTAAACTCTCCTATTGCTGAACTTTTAAAAACAGTAACACCTCCGACTAGTCAAACTATAATTTATGGAGTAATTGGAGTATCGGGTTCTAGCGGAACTACCGGTTCTACTGGAACTACAGGATCTACTGGAGTAACTGGAGTAACTGGAACTACTGGATCTACTGGAACTACCGGTTCTACTGGAACTACTGGAGTAACTGGAGTAACTGGAACTACTGGAACTACTGGATCTACTGGAACTACTGGATCTACTGGAACTACTGGTTCTACTGGAGTAACTGGTTCTACCGGAGTAACTGGAACTACTGGATCTACTGGAACTACTGGAACTACTGGTTCTACTGGAGTAACTGGTTCTACCGGAGTAACTGGATCTACTGGAATTAGCGGAACTACCGGTGTAACAGGTTCTTCTGGAAGTAGTGGAACTACCGGTGTAACTGGTTCTTCTGGATCTAGTGGAAGTAGTGGAACTACAGGAGTAACAGGTTCTTCTGGAAGTAGTGGAACTACTGGAGTAACTGGTTCTACCGGAGTAACTGGATCTACTGGATCTACTGGAACTACTGGATCTACTGGAACTACTGGTTCTACTGGAGTAACTGGTTCTACCGGAGTAACTGGATCTACTGGAATTAGCGGAACTACCGGTGTAACAGGTTCTTCTGGAAGTAGCGGAACTACTGGAGTAACTGGTTCTTCTGGTTCTTCTGGAAGTAGCGGAACTACTGGAACTACTGGTTCTACTGGAACTACAGGAGTAACTGGTTCTTCTGGAAGTAGTGGAACTACTGGTGTAACTGGTTCTTCTGGAACTACCGGTGTAACTGGTTCTTCTGGAAGTAGTGGAATTAGTGGAACTACAGGAGTAACTGGTTCTTCTGGATCTAGTGGAAGTAGCGGAACTACAGGAGTAACTGGTTCTTCTGGATCTAGTGGAAGTAGCGGAACTACA